CAGCAGCGCCCTGTGCGTGTCCGGGCCGTACTCAGCGTCGCCCGGCAGATAATGATCCAGCTGGAAATTCTCCAGCGCGTCCATGGTGTCCGGGCCGTAGTCGCCGTCTTCGCCGTACTTGCCTACGTCGTAGCCCAGCTTGACCAAGTAGCTCTGAAGGATCTTCACGTCCGGGCCTGCGTCGCCCTCTTTGATGATCCGCTCGCCCAGCCCGTACACGCGCGCGCCCACGTTGCCTTCGTACTTGTCGCCGTTCTCCAGCACCATGACCGTGTGGCCTTTCGTCGCCGTGACCAGAATGTCGCCCACGCCCAGATAATGATAGCTCTCGGTGTACTTGCTGCCCGTAAGCTCATAAAAAAGCCCGGTCGCCAGCAGCACCTTGACCATGTTACCGGTGTAAAAGCGCGCGCTGGTCTGCTCCGCCACAATATCCCTGCCGAAGGCGTGCGCCTCACACACGCGGATCAGTGAGCTGCAGTCGGTCTCGCAGGGCGTTTTTACCTGCCCGATATCCCAGCCATACGGCTCAGCCGCCTTCAGAAGCGTATCGCGCTCATGCTGGTCATAGCCCACATATTCGCTGTCGCAGGCGATCTGCATCTGCCGGGCCGCGCGCCTCGCCGCCTCCGCGTCCTTGTGTCTCAGCACCCGCCAGCCCTTGCTGCTTAAGTACCAGCTCTGCGTTGAGACCTCCTTCGCCGTCTGACTGCCCGCCTGACCGCCGTGCGCCTTGCCGTTTTCATCGATCCTCGCGCTGCCCACCTTGGGTCTTGCCATGATCGTTCACCTCCTGCGCCCATTGTACAGGAAAAGGGCGGGTGCCCGTCACACCCACCCGCATAAAAAAAAGAAGACCGTCCCGCTTTCGCAAAACGGCCTTCTCCGGAATCCGGCGGGCGTACCCTCTCCCGCATCTCTCAGGCTTTCGCCCTGTCATACCATCGGCGTGTGGTCGGTACGAAATCTACCACCTCGGATTCCTCTTGGCTCATGGATTATACCGTATGGCGGGAGAAATGTCAATCAGGAATCACTCTTCTTCCTGCGCTTTGTACCACGCCTCCACCCAGTCGTCCAGAACATCCTGCCGGTACTTGTTCTTGCCCTTGGGCGTCACAAGCCCCAAGTCGCGCAGCATTTCGGCCAGTTCCTCCGCCTCGTCGTCCTTGCCCTTCACGACCAGATCGATGTATGTCTCCTTGAATCTGCTGCTCACGCTGCTGGCAATATCGTCGTCCGATACCCCGCTTTCGCGCAGCTGTTCCACATACTCGTCGGCTTTGCCTGTCTTACCTGCTTCCAGCGCCTCGCCCAGATCCTCGTATCGGTCCTTCTTGATCCATGCCGCCCGGTCTTCTGCATCAATGCCGAAGTAGTCCAGCTTCTTGTCCAGATCGCGCACCTTGGCTGTGCTGCCGCCTCTGGCCGCTGCAATGTATTCCTCGCGGAATTCGCCGGACACCTGATTCCGAATAGCTTCCTCCGGATCCTCTGCCTCGCTCTCCATCTCCATCACTCCGGCAACACCTTCTACATCGTCCAGATCGCCGTTGCGGATGGCCGCAAACAGATGATCATACTGGAACATCTTCGGATCCAGTTCTTCTTCCATGTCTTTGGCTGCAGCCTCTTCCAGTACCATATCATACTTGGCGGCATATTCCTTGAGTTCCTTTGCGTCTCCGGTCATGCCGTCCTCCAGATACTCGTTGTACTGGTTGTTCAAAAGACTTTCAATGCGGTTGCCGGCCTGAACCACATGCTCCTCGGTAAACCCATCCTTCTGGATTTCCTTGCGCAGCGCAACCATTTCCCTGTACTGATTGCCCTTCTCACGCATCTGCCAGTACTTCATGATCCGTTCGTCGTCCAGCGCCAGATATTTGGCAATGCCTGTGTCGATCTCCTTCGGATTCTTCGGCGCTGCTCCGTACAAGCCTTCCTTCAGCCGCCTGCGAATGTCCGCTGCCTTCTCCTTATTGCCGTCTCTGATCGCTTCGTACAGCTTTTCGTAGGCCTTGCCCTGCGTCGCGTACTCGCTCTTGGTCTGCATCCACTTCGGGTCAAACACTCTGCCGATGGTCTCCACATTCGTCAGAATACCCGTCAGCGGAAGGCCGTACAAAGAGGATACTGCTGTCAGAACAGGCTTGATCACGCCGTACACAGTGGATTTGCGGCTGTTGTTGCCGTGCGTGTAGTTGTAAACCGTCTGTGCTGCAGAAATCAGGTCGGTAATGCCTTCAAACGCCATAACCGTCGGCGCGTCTCCGTCGTTGACCGTCATGTCGTAGACGTCCGCAATAATCGGAATGTTGCTCAGCGGATTCACATTGCTGATCATCGCCTTGAGCATCTGCTGCCACACATTGCCCCAATACCGGCCCTGAAGATATGTCCACACATCATCCTCATCGTCCCTGTACCGGAATGCGTCATACAGTGCCGTTGCAGCCGCCGTCGCCACCGCGCTCGCCACGTAAGCCAGCGTCGTGCGTACCAGCTTCTTATGCGCTGCTCCGTCCTTCGGATGCCTGCCGACTTCCATAACCGCCCTCATCAGCATGTTGTAGCTCTTGGTAGGTTCGCTCATAAAGCTGGTCAGACTCTTCACAAGGCCGTCCTTGCCGCGCATCAGGGCGCTTCGGTGCATCACCGTGTCCACCACCTGTGTGCGGTCCATCACGTATTCAAAGCGCTCCGCAACCGCCCGGAAGTATTCGTCGCTGCCCACCTCAAGATCTTTGCGCTTCCGCTTGATCTCGCTCTTCACCGCCAGCCACATATGCGCCCAGGTCAGGTCGTCCATCTTGCCCGGGTCCACCAGTCCGCCCTGCGTGGCGATCTTCTCCATCACCGCATCCTTGATGCTGGTGTCGCCCCACAGAATCGCGTCCGTGCCCTTGCCGATGCCGATGTCGTAGTTGCCGTGCGCCTTCCACCATGCAAGATTCGACCACTTCTGCATTTCCTCAACGATTCCGTTGCTCCTCAGCCACTCGCCGATGCTCTTGCCCTTGGGCAGCCCCTTGGTGGGCCTGAGCGCCTTGATCAGATGCCACGGATTGATCTCCGCCGCCGCGCGCACAATGCTGGTCGGCTGCTGAATTGCAACGCGGATCTTGCCCATGACCGCGGCCTTCTTGTAGTTGCCCAGCAGCTTATTAAGCTGCATGCTGTCGCCGCCCCGCCGCGCTCCGTTGATGTCCTGCACAAGGTTCGTAAGATACTGAATGCCGCCCTTGCCCAGCAGGCTCTCCATGCTTTCCTTCACGCTGCCCTCAACCAGTCTGGTCTCGCTGTTGCGCTGCTTGTAGTTGAGCCATGCCATCGTGTCGGTCATCGCCTCGGCATAGCCCGCGTAGCTGGCCATCTCGCCGATGTGATTGCCGAATACGTCGAATGCGTCCGTCACGATAACCGCATTGGTCGCCTTCTGGTTGACCGGCTTGGTAAATCCAGCGTTGATAATGGCGTTGAAAGCGCGTTCGCCCTCAGGTTCCTGCGTTTTCAGCACGTTCGGGTCGCTGGTGATCGGCCAGTAGTTTTTCTCCGTGAAAGCATCGTACAGATACAGCCTCTGGGTAACGTCGTTGCCCCACTTGGCCACTGCCGTACTCAGATACTCGCCCATCCGGTCTGCCAGCTGGCGCTGCTTGTCGCTCAGAAGCCCGGCAGCATAGGTCAGGTCAGCCTCGCTCAGCAGAATGGTCTTCACCTGTCCTCCGGTCCGGTCGGTGGTCGGAATGCGCATGCCGTTCGCCAGCAAATGCTGTCTGCCCTGCGGTCTCTTCGCCGTCAGATACAGACTCATCAGCATGGCGTCCGTCATCCGTACATTCTTGCCGCCCAGCGTCACCGTCTGCACATGCTTTCTCCACTTGCCGATGTCGTAGCTGCGCAGCCCGATCTCCTTCAGCATCTTCTCCGTGGCCTCGCTGGCCTCGCGGATTTTGCCGAATTTGATCTTCTCGCCGTCCATCAGGCTCTGAATCACCTCTGCGCCTGCCTCGCCCAGCCGCTCGCCGTAGCTCACCGGCTCCATGTTGTCCAGCACGAAGAAATCCCGTGCGCCGCCGACTGTGCTGTTTGTGATCTTCTGCGGCCCGCGGCTGTCCATCTCGGCAATGGATGCATCGCCCAGCTGAATGATGCTCTCGTACCGCTGAATGCGCCAGAGCTTTCCGATGCTTTCTATCGACTGCTTCACCGTCTTCAGCAGCGTATCCACCATTTTGAGCTGTGAGGAGTCCATGTCCCTGAGCACCATCACTCCGCCGTCCAGACTGAATATGTCAATTGCGTCGCGGATATCCATGATGTTTCGTTCGCTCAGCGTCATCATCAGGCCGTCCAGTTCCTCCGGAGTCTCGCCTTTAGACTGTCTGTCCCAAACTTCGTCATAAAAATACCGCAGCCATCTTACACTGCCTTGATAGTCCTTGGACTTTTGCGTTTCAGTCCCATGGTAATCAGCTCTCTCGCTGTTGATGTCCAGCATCTCCAGCACCTTCAGGACGCTGTCCTGTAGTTTTGTGGGTACGTGTTTTCCTTTTTCGGGCTTAACCAGCATATTCATCAGACTGTTCGCGCGCTTCGCGATGCTGTCGCGCAGTCTGGCTCTCTCGCGGTTCTCCTTCATCTGCTCGTTGCGTACCCGATTTGCTGCGCGCACCTCTGAAATCGCCGTTCTGGTGTCCACCTTATTGAGCACCTTCCGGTACTCCGCCATAATCTTTTTCCGGGCCTCGTCGTCGCCTTTGTCCTTCGCCGCCTTCAGCTTCCCGGCAATCTGCTGGAACTCGTCCACTCTGGCCTTCTGCTGCGCCCGGATTTCCCTGTCGTATTCCCTGCGCACCTGCTCGCGGAAGGTATCCGCCCGTACATACAGATCATGCGCCGCATTCTTCGCGCCGACCATGCCCAGCACGTCGCCCTGAATCCGCATCGCCAGATCGGTGACCGCAGCCGCCGTGTCCATGCCGTGAATGTTCTCATATCTCGGCTTCATCATCTGGTCAAACTGCGCAATCACGCCCGGCATCTGCGCCTCGTTCGTATCTGGCGGGAAGATTTCCGGATGCTGTCCGCTCAGCTCATCCCACAGGCTCTCCAGCGTCATTCCCTCGCTGCGCACGTTCATCGTGCCGAATACCGCCTTGCGGTACGCGTCCACGCTGCCGTACTCGTTTGCGACCTCCTGCCTCTGCGTCTCCGTCAGGCTGATATGTGCATTCCGCAGCTGCTCGCGCACGTCCGCATACTGCTCCGCCGCCTCGCTCTGCTTCAGGCGCACGCTCTGGTCAATCACCGCGCCCGCCAGCTCCTCGGCTGCCAGCGTAACATTGCCGTGGGCCGCGTACTGCTTCACGATCTCGTGCAGCTTCTTCTTCAGTTCATCGCGTCCGTACTTGCTCTCGGTGTCACGCAGAATCCGGTTCGCCGCCATGCCGATCTGCTGGTTCAGCTTGTCCCGAAGGCCCTTGTTCAGCGCCCCGGAAGCCTGTCTGCGCACTGTTTCCTCGTCCACCTTCAGGTCCTGCACCATGATCTCGCCGGCGCTCACCTGCTGCCAGTCCTCCGCCTGTGCCTTCTGCACCTGCTTGTTTTTCTCCCGGTCAGCCTTTTCCCTTTCCTTCTGTTCCTCGGTCTTCAGACTGAATCGGATATCCGGATTATTCGGATCATACGTGCCCACGTTGTCCGTCGCACTCTTGATCTGGGTGGGCTCAAACACCACCGTTTCCGTCGGAACCACAATGCCGTCGAACTCGGTTCCGTTCACCTCGTTAAACAGCTTCACAGCTTCCACCATATCGCCAATCGCAGTCGCATTGATGTCCTGAATCACAGCAAAAGCGTCCTTCTTGTACACCTTCTTCATGATTTCATCAACGTCATATGTCCCGTAGTTCTCGATAGAGTAGTCATCCTCGTTCTCTGCGACTGCCTCAAGGAATTTCTTCACCTGTGCCTTGGTCACTGTGCTGCCGTCCGGGGTCAACGGGTTTTCAACCTTCAGATACACCTGATACAGGCTGCCATACTGACCGGCATGCGTATCGCTGTCCGTGAAGTAGAACCCTCTGCCGTACAAACCGCTGCTTCTGGCCTTCTTCTTGTCAAATGCCGTAAAGCTGGCCTGACTGCCATGATACATCACCTTCGGCGTACCGTCGGCATTGACGATCTTGCTGTCTCCAAACCATCTGGTGAAAGCAGTATTGTCTTTCAGCGAGAATTTGAGTTCTTCTCCTCCGCCACCATCCTCTTGACTTCTTCCGCCAGCGCCGGGGCCATCCGTTCCTTTTCGGCTTTCGTCTTCCCGCGCAGCTTCTCTCCAATCGTCGTAATGATAGACCACGACGCATCCGTCTCCATAATAACTTTCGACAACTTCCCGATTTCGGTCATTATCAACACCTTCCTTCTCGCCTTTGCGCCAGATATGCATGGCACCGCTCAGTTCCGTGCCATCATCAATATAAAAATACACAACCCGGTTTACTTTCGGATTCAGCTTTGCGTAATCAGTATACACCAAAGCGCGTCCGGCTTCAACGATAGAATAACCGTCTTTTGATCGGGGCCACTTCTTTTTCGGTGTATTGCGCAAGTGGGCGTCAAAAAGCCTGCGTTCTGTCGTGGTCATGTATTCATTCATGAATTGATTTTCCGGTCTCCACTTCGACACATCATCCGCGCCCTTGATTTCCTTCTTCCTCGCCGTCACAACCTCCCCGTCCGCCTTGCCGGCCGGCTTCTCCTTCGCGCCTCTGAGGCCCGCGTCCAGCGTCCTGGCAATCTCAGTAAGCGCCTCGGTCTTGTTCAGCAGATTAGCAATCTCGTCCCGGTTCTGGCTCTGCATATACCGTTCGGCAATCTCGCGGATTTTCTTCACAAAATCATAGAAGAAGTCGCGGATCTTCTCTGCAAGCGTCGGGTTCCGGTTGGCAAATTCAGTTGCCGCCGCCCGGTCGCTGAAGAAGGTCGGCACAGCCTCGGCCACAATCTCCTCAATTGCTTCCTCACGCGTCGGGTTTTTCCCGGCATATTCCTTCATGCGCTCTTTGATCGCGGTCTCCAGATCGAACATCGAATCCTCGTCCGTCAGATACCTGAGTACTGTATCCTCCAGCACGCTGTAGCCCTCCGGATTCACGCTCTTGAGGTAATGCACCGTCTCATGGCCCGCTGCCTGTGTCAACGCACCCTCCGTCGCATTGGCCGATACCACAATCCGTCGTCCGCCGCTTCTATACGCGCCGTTCGCATCCTTCACGTCGTCCACCAGATCGACCTCAAACCCGTACTCCTTGCCGATTGCATCCCACACCCGCAGGAAAGTCCTCTGCTCGCTGGTCAGCTTCTTGGTCGTCAGGTTCTTCGCACCCGGAGTAATGGTGTTTGCCGCCCGGTTCCGGCCCGCCGTGTAAATACTCTGCTTCGTGGCCTCGTCCATGCCTGCCGTCAGCTGGTCGCTCACCCCGCCCAGCATTTCAAGGCTCAGGCCGCTCTTGCCGGCGTTGAACATCGCGTCAAACCCGCGCTTGTACTGCTCCGGATCGCTGCCGTTGTAGTGGCTTTTGAACACGCTCGCGTCCTCGCCGTACTCCTGCGCCATCCTCTCAATCTCCGGGTCAACCGTCCTGCTGGCGGGCAATGCATCCTGCTCCCCTTTCCCAAGGGAAGCTGTCGCCGCAGACGACTGAGGGGCCGTCTCCTGCTGCCTGTCGTAGGCCTGCTCAGCCAGTCGGCGCATGGAGGCATATTCTTCTTCGGTAAAACGCGGATAGTTGCCCCATGTCCGTTCTCCGTTCTTATCCTTGGCTTCTTCCAGCCCCAGCATATTCTGATCCTGCAAAATCTGCATACCAGTATCGGAAATCTCAGGCAACACGTCCTCCGGAAACTCCTCGTCTTCCTGCACAGTCGCTCCGGTCACCCGGTTCAGTACCGCCGCAGGAGCGCCGATCACAAGCCCGGACAGTGCACCGATCATCTGATTCTCCATGAGCACCTTCGGGTTAATGACCGCGCTCTCGTCCGTCGCCGAGTACCACGGGATGTTCTTGTTGATGTATGCCTTCTGACCCAGCTGATCGATTACCTGCTGGATCACTTCTTCCCGCCCTTCCTCCAGTGCGCCGGTGACCCACTCCAACACTCCGTTTTCGGTAAACGGCAGTCCCTCAAGACCGCCTCCCATTTCTACCGCCGAGTTCATCAGTGTGGTGATCGTCGCCGCAAGCGTAGCCGCATACGCATTCGCGCCGTCTGCCTGCGCGTCCTCAAACCGCTGGCCGTACATCTGCACATAGCTGTTCGCGAATGCCGGACTGCTTACCAGTGCCTTTGCCCTCTCCAGTACTGCCGCGCCAAAGCCGCCTGCCGCCTGCGAGCCCAGATCGGCCGCCAGCTGTCCGCCGCCCGTCGCCGCCGAAGCAATCATGTTCGGGATCTGCTGCACCGCGCTCTGAATTACCTGATTGCCCACTTCGGCCCAGTATCCGCCCTTGGCAGCTTCCCGCTGCGCATAGGCCGCCGTCCGTTCCGCCGGATCAACCGCCCAGTCATACAGGCCGCCCAGCGCCTTCCGGCCCTTCAAAATGTTCGCTGTTTCGTCAGAAATATCCGGCAAAGCCGTTCTTTTGCTCACCCACTGAAGCGCGTCCACTCCTGCCTCCTGCAGAGGTTCCAGCGCCGCATTGACTCCCTTCGCGATATTGCTGCCAATACCGGCCCAGCCTGCTGCCAACGCGCCCTTCAGGTAGTCTCCCGCATTGAATTGCGTACTCTGTGCCGTGTTCTGCTTCTCGGGCAGTTTGGGCAGAGCTGCCAGCGCGTCCCGATAACTCTGTGTATCCGTCACCGGTTTGATGTAGCCGGGCAGCGTCGTGTTCTTCGGCGGTTCAACGGAGGGAGTGAGCAGATCAAGCAGCCAGCCGCCGCTCCACTTGCCTCTGTTCGCCGCCGCCTTGAACTCATCTAAGGAAATCTGGCTGGCCTTTTTGCGTTCCGCTTCTCTCGCGGCGATACGCTCCTGTGTCGCCTTGCGCTCAAGCGCAATCATCTGCTGGCGCGAAGGGCTGTTTTTCAAAACCTCTTCGTGCTCCTTCAGATATCCGCTGATCTTATCCTGACTGGTCTGATACTGTGACTTCCCCTTGTCAGCCGAAGTCTTTTCAGCCCCGCCGTTTTTTCTGCTGCTTTCGTAATCAGCGAGGAACTGGTCTATTTTTTTCTGACTGGTCTTGTTGGCCATCTTCTCACCTCTTCGAAAGAATATCAATCGTCTCCTGAAGCTTGCTCTTCGCGTTGTCGCCGGTAACCCGCTTGTCATTGATCAGCTGGTTCATTACGCGTTTGGCTTCCGCGATGCCGTATTTCTCCCAGATATTGTTGAGAATCCGTCGCGCCTCGAAGATATTGTAGGTGGTAGCGCTGTCGCTGCTCTCATCCTTCGCAGTATCCTTGTCCTTCCCGTCATCCTTTACATTACCACCGCCGGAGCCGCTGCCCTTACTGCTGCTTCCTCCGCCCGAGCTTCCGCCGCTGCTCTTTCCGGCCTGCGCCGCCTCGTAGTTTTCCTGCGCCAGGTCGTCCTGCGTCTTGCCGTAGTAGTAGTCTCTGTCAGCCTGCCACTTGCTGAGTGCGTCCTGATACAGCGCGTAGTCCTTGTTGTAGGCGTCCTCAGCCGCGCCGTACAGATAGTTGAGCCGCGTGTAATAGTCGTTCAGCGCGTCCCTGTGCCGCCCGTATGCCGCCTCGTCCATGCCCTGAGTCAGCTGAAGCTGCTCCACCATGTCCTGACCTTCCTGCTGATACCGGTTCCACGCGTCGTTGTACAGCGTCGGAATCACGTCGTTCAGGCCCTGCATCGTCCGGGCGTACTCCTGCTGTCCGGCCATCTGTGCGTAGCTGTTGCCATACCCGCCGGTCAGCGCCGCGGCGTTCGCCATCGTGTCCTGCATGGCCCGCTTGGCATTCAGCATATACTGGTCATTGTAGTGCTGATAGATCGGATCCGCGTTGAAGTCGTACTTAAAGTCCGGTCTGCCCATCACCTTCTCATACAGCGCGTTCAGCCGGTCGGCAAACGGGCTCACATACGCGCCCGGCTGCTGCGCCTGATGCCCCTGCAGCGCCGCCAGCGCGTCCTTATATGCCGTCGAAGGCTGAAACGTCGGCCCCATGCCCTCGATCTTGCCAAGGTCAGTCTTGTTTCCGGTCGTCTCCGTCGGGTTGTACTGATTGCCCAGCGGCGTAGTCGCGCTCGGAGGCGCAGCCGTCGCGCCGCCCGTGCCGTCCACTGCCGTGTTGCCGCCGCCCGTCAGATGTCCCCACGTCTCATCGCCCACGATGCCGTCCACGCCCAGCTTGTTGGCCTGCTGGTACTTGCGCACAGCGTTCTTCGTCGCGCTGCCGTAAATGCCGTCCACCACCAGATTGTATCCCTGCTTGTTGAGCAGCTCCTGAAGCTCCCGGACTCTCGATCCGCTGCTGCCCATCTGCAAATAGTTTGCCATCGCCATCACGCTCCTTCTCCCCACATAATAACAGACCCTGCACGCAGGATGTCACACCCGCCCACAGGGTCTTTTCTCTACTCCTCAAACACTCCCGTCTCCACCTGCGCCTCCCATGCGTCCGGCCACGCATCCGGCGCATACACGCAGCTGTTCACCTTGCACCGCCAGACCGCGCCCTTGCTCACGCAATAATGGCCCTCATTGTACGGATTGTAGCTCTCCGCCACAAACTCCCTCGCCGTTTCAGGCGTCGTGCCGTGGCAGTGCGCCCACATGGTCGGACTCTGACTTGGCCTGTGTACCTGTCCGGTACCCGGTCCCTGGTCATGAATCGCCCAGTACGGCACGCCGTCCGCCGGATCAATCGCCATTGCGCCGCGCTTGTAGTCCTTGTCCTCCCGCCAGACCGGAATGGCCGCAGCCTTCTTGTTGATTTCCGCTGCCCTTGCGTTGAAGCTCGCCTCGTCCGCCGCGCCGATCTCATCCACCATCATGTCCAGCACGCTGCGGATCGCCGCCAGTCTCGCCTTGTCAAACTCGCTCAGAAGACCGTTCATACATCCACCTCCCCGGTCAGGATAGCCAGCGCTTCCATCGCCGTCTGTTCAGCGATTGCATTGCGCTCTTCCCGCTCGATGAGCTGAAGCGCCACCTGCTCGCCCCCGTCGTTTCTCGTCCACACGCCATCAGGCGTCCGGTAGTCGCCGATGGCCAGCCCATACGGCCGCGCGTCGATGATCTCCGCGCCCAGCGCCTTGCTGATGCTCTCCACCTGCGCCTCGTCAATCACAATGACATTATCCACAATGTCGTCAATTACAACCGCTCCAATCATATCTCATCCTCCTCATCCTGCATTGAACTGCGCACCCTTGGGCAGCAGAAAATATACCACGCCCTGATAGCCGGAACCGCCGGAGCCGTATGACATATATCCCATTGCGCCGCCGCCACCGCCGCCGCCATAAAACGATGCCGCTGACCCGGAACCTGCTGACATATAGCCCGTCAGGCCACCCCCTACACCGCCGCCGTAACTGCCGCCAGTTCCTCCGATTGCCGGATAATCGAAGGTTTGTTCTGACGGTGTTGAACCGCGTCCGCCATTTGTACCTCCGTTGCCGCCGTTGCGACAAAATTTGTTACTCTGGTATGATGCGCCGCCGCCACCGCCTCCGCAATGTGCTTTCAGCGCTGTCAGACCGAACGGGTACGTTGATACGCCGCCACCGCTGCCACCAGATGCCTTAGTGCCATCTCTATAGTTCCCGGCGCCACCGCCACTGCCTCCTGCGCCGCCGTTTTTGCCGGTCGCAGTCGTTCCTCCATTCGCGGTAACGCTGCCCACACTTGATTTGCCGCTCGCTCCCGCTACTGCAACAACCGTCGTCCCTGCCGCGACTGTGCCGCTCTTGACATAACCGCCGCCGCCACCTCCACCAGAGTTATCCCTCGTGGACATTGTTGCGCCGCCGCCACCGCCGCCGCACATCCAATACTGCAGAGGTGCAGTTGTCGTCAGCGTCCCGGTCTTCTTACATCTCAGCGGCGTATACACCACTCCGCTCACGGTCACGTCACCCAACAGCTCGTGTTGGCCGTTGTACGTCACCACCGCGCCCGCGCTGAGCTCATAAACCTTCTTATGCACGCCGCCCAGCACATAGTAGCCCTTCTGTATTTTCCGATTCACAGCGTTCTGCACGTCGTACAGCGTCTCAATCTTCTTGTGTACGCCGTTTTCCACACGATAAATGCTCACGGTACCAACACCACCGTTCCGTCCGGATAGCTGCTCGCCGTGCCGTCGCCCGGATCATTCTCCGTAAACACAATCGCCGTAACCGGCATAGCGTAGGCAATGACTGCCGCGCTGTTGACCGGATTCGTGCCGCCCTCTGTCACCGCGCTGTCCACAGTCACCGTGGCGTCGCTGCCTGCCGGGCCCCGAGGTCCTTCAGGTCCCTGTATTCCCTGTGGGCCCTGTTCGCCCTGCGGCCCCTGTGGACCTTCCGGACCGGTCTCGCCCTGTGGTCCCTGCTGACCGTCCATCACGTTGAACGCCTTCGTGCCGCTCGCGTCCGTCACACTGACCTGATGACCGCCGGCAATCGCGCTCACGCTGACAGTCGGACTGAACCCATCCTCGCCCTGGCTGCCGTCCTTGCCGTCAAAATAGTCCACGCCCTTGACCGGAGTATATCCGTCCTGACCGGCAGGTCCCTGTTCGCCTTGAGGACCTTGTGCACCCGTCTCACCCTTTTCACCCTGCAGACCTCTCTCGCCCTGAGGTCCGGTGTCGCCTTTATCGCCTTTGGGGCCCTCCGGACCAGTCTCGCCCTGAACGCCCTGCTTGCCCTCCGGCCCCCGGATATTCACCGTCGCCACAGCCGGCATGCCTGCCTTGCTCGCGCTCCAGCTCAGATCGCCGTCCGCGCTGACAGTCGGCTGATAATATCCGCCGTCCTCGCCGTCCGCACCGCTCCCTCCGGAGCCGCCTGTGCCGTCCTTGCCGTCGGCCACATCAAAGCTCTTCGGGCCGTTCACGTCCGTAATCGTCACCCTGTGGCCGCCGGTTATCTCGGTCACGGCCACCGTCGGGCTGAAGCCGTCCTCACCGGCAGGGCCCTGTTCGCCATCAGCACCGGTATCACCCTTAGGACCCTGTATGCCCTGAGGACCAGTCTCGCCCTTTTCACCCCGCTCGCCCTGAGGTCCCTGAGGGCCTTCCGGGCCCGGCACTCCCTGAGGGCCTGTTTCACCCTGCGGACCTGCCGGACCTTGAATACCTTGCAGGCCGTTTTCGCCTGCTGGACCGGGGTCGCCCTTCGGCCCCTGCGCTCCTGTTTCGCCTTTCTCACCCGTGTCGCCCTTCGGTCCTCGCACGTTCGCGCCGGGCACCTCCGGCATATAATCCTCGCTGGCCTCCCACGTCAGCATATCGCCGACCACGCTGGGCTTGTAGTATCCGCCTGCCTTGCCGCTGGCCGCACCGTCTGCCCGGTCCGCAGCCGCTTCAGCGCGTTCCACCGCCGCGTCCATTTCCACCCTGTGCTCCGCCATGGCCGTCAGCATCTGATCCACCGCCGTCGGATACAGTTTCTCAATCTGCACCTCGATCTCCGGGACCTCGCCGGTTACCAGCCGGAATGCGTCGCTGTGCCACTTCTCGCCCTCCGGCCCGTCCACGCGCACATAGCCTTCCACCTCGCCGGCCTCGCCGATCATCTCCGCCGTCAGATCGGTCACCCACTTGCCGTCCTCATAGGTCAGCTGAATCATGTCCGCATACTTGCCGCCGTACATCAGCGTTACCGTCTGCGCTCCGTCCACCTCCGGCAGCGCGAACATGAGCCGCCTCACCATGTTGTCCCCGGCGTTGCCCAGGTCGATGCTGCGCCCCTGCAGCTTCCGCGTCGGCGCAAACCGGATCACCTGTTTCTCTACAATTCCCACATATTTCACTCCTTTCAGCCTTCCCCTTGAGGGGAAGGTGGCGCGTCAGCGCCGGATGAGGTGTCCTATCCCTGATATGTGATCGTCAGCATGGGCTTCAGGCTGTCGTCCGTGTCGTAACCGTCAAACATCGCGTAGTTTTTCGAGTAACTGCGATCCTTGTACGCTCCCGTATCACTCGAATACAGCATAAGGCCATTGGTCGTGCCATTGTTGAGGTCTGTAAGCGCCTCGTTCGGAATGGTGATCGTCGCAACTTCGCCCGGGCTTGTCGTGCCGATCACGCCATAATTCTTCGTCACTGCCGCGCTGGACGCTCCGCTGTTTGCAGCTGTGCCGCACAGCTCCACCGTCACGCTCGCGCCGCGGCCCACGCCCTTGCGCATGCTCAGCCGCAGATTGGTGCTCAATACCGTCTTGCCCGACAGCGCAGAACGGATCGCGGAATTATCGAACCACATACAGCCGCGCACTCGCCCGATGCCGTCATACCAGCCCTGACCGACTTCGGTCCGGTAGCTTGAGCCGCTGCCCTTGTAGCTGCCGGTAGATATTGCAAGATACGTTGCAGTGGTGGTAGTTGTTGGCGTCGGCGCAGAACTGCTTGTGCCCTGATCGACAGAGACAATGTCCTCGAACACCACGCCGCCGCTCCACTGATAGTATGTAACGCTTGTCTGGTTACAGGGGATGGTTCCGCTCAGCGACAAAATCCCGCTGCTTGTTCCCAGAATGCAGTTGCCCTTACAATACCGTACCAGCATATAGGTCATGGTCTCCCCCCAGACCGACCTTTCATAGTTGTATATCTGGCATCCGTCAATGTACGATTTTGCCCCGTGTTTTGCAAAAATGCCAATGCTGTTTCCGCTGCCCTTCAAAACAACGTCCGACAGCTCCAGTATGATTGAAGGTCCGTCCAGAAAAATACCATTGATTCCGCTCGTGGAGAGCACGTCAAAACCATACATCACAATACGTCCGCTGCATTGTTCTATCGATATACTGCCTGATATGGCCGGATGATTGGTCGTATCCCAGCTGCGCACCTCCAGATCCTGAAGAAAAACTGTTCCCAGCAAAGTAGCATTGCCGTATTCGGTACTGGAATGATCCAGATAAATCGTGATCTTTCTGTCAACTATTTTACCGGACAACTTAGAGAACGCGTCATTCAGGCTGCGCAGTCGGTCGCTATAGCTTGCTATGAAACTGGCCGAATAGTCCGGGTTGACATACAGCACAGTCGGCCCGTCATACCTCGGCATGACGTTCGGCGCCTGCAGGCTGCTGAACGCAGCGCCGTCCGGAGTCATGCTGAGCGCAGTTGTCGCCCCGTCATCGCCCAATATGTTGACGTCAAACTTCGGCGTGGTGATGTCCACCTCGTCCTCGGTGATCCTGACCGTGCTGCCGGCCACCACGCCCACGCTCGGCGCGTCCGCGTCCAGCTTGCTGTCCAGTCCGGCTGCCAGCTGCTCCCCGGTCACTCTCAGAGAAATCTCCCCTGCCTGCTGGTCGATCTGGCTCTGAAGACCGCTGGCCGCGTCGCTGACCTCCGAGCGGATGGCCTCGGCGGTCACCTCGAACTCAGCTACGCTCGTCTCAAGCTCATTGCCCAGCGCGTCCAGTTCCTCTTTGCTGGCCTTCAGCGTGATCGCCTCCGCCGTCTGCACAATCTGCGTGCTCAGCCGCTGCAGCCGCCCGGTCAGCTCATTGATCACCGTCGCATCGCTCTTGGTGTTGATCACCGTGCGCAGACTGTCGCTCAGGTTCTCCTCGCCCAGATTGGCAAGTACATATCTCAGCTGCTCGTCCAGCTTATACAGATAGCTGGTCAGCTTCCGCAGCTGCTTTTCGTCGCTCAGGTCAATCCCTGAAAACGACGGAAGGCTCAGGTTGAGCTGCGCCATTACAACTCACTCCCCATCTCAATCTCCTTGCTCACCGCGTACACGCAGCTTCGTCCCACGCCGCTGATCCGCATCCGGAAGTGGTCGCACCGCATCGGGATAATCGGCACTGTGAAGCTGGCCTTTCTGCTGTATCCGCGGTCAAATATGGTTATCCATTTGCCCTCGCTGTCATACAGCATCTCCAGCTTCAGCTTGCTGCCCTTCTCCACGCCCGCCCGGATCTGTATGCGGCTCACATACTTGTTGTCCGGCATGTTGACCAGCAAATCGCCGGTCTCCGCATACCACGGAAACAGCCCTTCCGCCTCGGCTCCGGCCTCTGCTGTACCGCGCACCGCCCACATGTCGCCCGCCTCGTCCGCGTAGTACAGCTGACCGCCCAGCTGCGCAAACCACATCGCCCGCGTCTCGTCCTCGCGGAACCACAGGCCCTTGGCTTCATCGAACACATACAGATCGTGGCCGCCGTCCTCGCCGCGCATGCTGATGTAGTATCGGTCGCCCTGCGCGCCTGCCGCCGCGTCTTCATACATTTCCACGCCCAGCGCGTCGCTCACGTCCATGGGTGTTCCGCCGTCGTACACGCACACAGCCTCCCGGCTCTTGTACATCAGGCTCTCGTTGACAATGCACAGGCTTCTCTCGCAGCCCTGCTGCACGCCCCGGATCGGCGTGTCGTTGATCTGAAAGTTGCTGGGCTTGGTGCCCATCACCTTGTGCACCATGTCCTCCTTCCAGAAAAGCACCTGACCGCCGAACGCGCAGCACGCCGTAAAGTCTCCGTCGCTGCCCACCGTCGCCGCGTAGCTGTCGCTGGCCAGTCCGTCAAAGGCAAACCAGTTGGTCGCGTCTCCCAGCTTGCAGGCGTATATCTCGTGATTCTCATTGGAGCAGCCCCAGATCCGGTTGTTCAGCTCGCACACAAAGTCCATCTGCGGAATCGTGCGGCTCACCGTCAGTCCTCCGGTCTGGCTCACGTTCCTGCGCAGCACCTCGGTGATGGTGATGCTGTCCTCTGTGCGGCCCAGTATCGAGTAGCTGCCGTTCACGCCCTCAATGCCCTCGATATTGACCGCGTCGCCCTCCTTGAACGCCGTGCCGATGCCCTCCGCCTCGATGCGCACATACACTGTCGGCACGCTCACCCACGCGCCGCCCGAGAGCAGCTTGAGCACATCCTTGTCGCCGCTTATGTCCAGCCAGAACGCGCCGCTTTCAAGGCCCTCCGGGGCCGTCTCGCTCACCGTCACGTTGTCGTAGTCGCTGCCGTCCAGCCTGCACATAGCCGCCCGCACCGCGCCGCTTGCCGTCCACGCGCTGCCCAGCGCGTCCCATACCTTGGTGTGGCTGTTGAAGCGCATGCCGTCCGGAAAGATCAGGATATACGCGCCCATGCCCACCATCTGCTTTTTGCCGTCTGTCAGCCGGTCGCCGTACCGCACGCCGTCATAGTAAAAATACCCGTCGTCCACCCAGCACAGCTTGTTCCGTGCGTACAGGCCCTGAAGGTTGGTAAAATGCCGCACCCTCGCCCGCGCCGCCCTCGGAGCCATAACCGGATAATGCGTCGCACACAGGTTCATCGTGTCCGTAAACTGCGTCTCATTGACGTACAGATTCCGGTTCAGGCCCCTGAACTCAATCTGATAGTCCCGGCTCTTCGCCACCTCGGAAAGATACGGAAGATTCATTTCCTCGCTCCCTTCACCCAGTTGGGCTGCTTGGGCAGATGCTCGCGGTTGTACCAGTCCGCATAGGCGTTGTACAGCGTGTTGAACATGGTCACGCTGTTGTTGTAGCGCTGCATCTCCGCGTTGGCAAAGTCAATCTGCGCAAACAGCCACTTGACATACAGTTCTGCATACGCCTCGTCCGCCAGCAGCTCCGTCTCCTCGTCCACGTCCGCCGCGTAGCCCTGAAACTCTTCCTGCCCGCCCTCATGCGTGACCACCAGCTCCCGGAATATGCGCCTGTCCAGCTGATCCAGCCAGTGCACCTTGTCCTCATACTCATATCCGTTCGGCTTCTGCCGGTCGCAGATGTCAATCGCCTCTCTGATCGTCATTTCCTCACCGCCTTCCTGCTCCAAATATAGCAAAAGCGGAGGGACTTTCGTCACCCCCGCTCTCATATTCCTTTTACCAGTCAGCGCCCTTCTGCAGTTCTTCCATCACGCCAAGGGCGTACTGATCCTGCTTCATGCTGTTTTTCAGCACCTCGGCAACGTAGTCCGGCACTTCCACCTCTACGCCGCGCTGCACCAAAAACTGTTCACCATTCACGCCGACAGGCACCGGATCCTTGTACTTGCCCTTGTCCTTGAACAGCGTGATCTTGACCATCTTTCTGGCCGGTTTATTCACAGTAGCCATGCATATCCTCCTTAGTTGGCAATCGCAGTCGCACCTTCGGCCGCGCCGCTCTCAATGCGGACCATGTACTGCTCGACCAGACGTTCGGCAGTCTTGATGGCCTTCCAGCCGACGGTCGCGCGCTGATCCAGCGGGTCAGCCGAGCCGGCGCTGCCCAGCGGCTTCACGATGTGCTTCAGGCCGCCGCCTTCGATGTCAGTAGTGGCATAAGCACCCTTGCCAACCACCATGGTAGCATAGACATTGGCGTCGCCGCTGCCCTCGCCCATGAAGATCTTGGCCTCGGTGCTTTCCACAAAGCGCACATTGCCGATCTTGCCCAGCTCGCCGTCGAAAATCTTGGTGGCGTCCATGTACTTGTGCACATCGATCCAGCCTTCGTCGTTCATGATGTCGTAGGCAACATCCGGATGGATGATCGCCACATAGCTGCCGTCAATCGTCGGCGCATTCTGGCGCTTCAGAATCATAGCCGCCTTCTTGAACAGCTTGGTATCCACCAGCGTGGTGTCGTCAATGTCCGCACGGGAAGTGACCGGCACGCCGTTCTTCGCAGCGTACAGCACATTGGTACCGCCTACCATCACTTCGCGGGTTACGGTATCCAGCGTACGGTACGCCTGAGAAGCCAGCATCTTGGTGGCCTGAACGATCATCGGATCCACCGTGGTCATGTTCAGCACATCAGAAGTCTCTACGTAAGCGCCGTACTGAGCCACTTCTGCGCTCAGTTCGGAAACATCCAGCTTCTGGCCATCAGGAGTGACGCCTTCGGTAAGGGGAGTCAGGGCCTTGACCAGCGGGGCGAACTTGTGGAAGGTGATAACTTTGCCGTTGTTCTTGGGGATCGGATACTTGTCCGCAAACTGGTCATGGATCAGCTCGCCATCCTTAAGATCGATAATGTATTTGGAGTAATACTCCTTCATTTCCGCCGACAGGTTGTTGCCCTCGGTGGCGTCGTTGGTCGTGTTGGTGTTGTTGAACAGATCGATTACCAGCGCAAATCTGCGCAGGATGTTGTCCGCAATCATGCAGCTCATTTCATTGCCCTCCTATCAGAAGGCAATCCGTTCTCCACGCATTGCCCTCTCTGCAATTTCAGCTCTTTCTTTCTTCGTGAGCTTGCTCACATCCGTCCTCGCCTCACCCGCTGCCCGCGTGCCCATACCGCCCTCGTCGGGCCGCATGCCGCGGGCGCGGATGTTGTTGACAGTCTGCTGCTGGGCCTTCTGCGCCGTAAACTGCATCGCTCCCGATACAATCTCGTCCAGATGCGTGGTCTCATACGCCGCGCGCACGCCCACGCCCGCCTGCAGCAAGCCGGAAAAGGTCGGATTCTGTGTCTCTGCGTCAAAGTCGAAATTCGGATAAATGGCCCTGAGCTCCTCGGACTCCCTCGCCCACTGAGCGTGTACTCGATTGACGCCCTCGACCCGCTGCCGCTCGTCCGCAGCAGCCTTGAGCCTGGCATTTTCCCGCTCCATGCGCTTGAAATCCTTGAGCTGCGCAACGGTCAGTCCCTTTTCCGCCGCTTCCTGCTCATAATATCCGTCGTCCGCCTCCGCCGCCTTGACGATCCCGGCGATGTCCTCGGCATCAACGCCGTATTTGCCGGCCAGCAGCTCCATCAGCGGCCGCGTGTCGTCCACACGCTTTTTAAGATCGTCGTGATCCTTGAACCGCCTCTTCAGATTGTCCTGCATGACCTCGTCAAACTCGGCCTTGTATTCGCCCTTGATCATGTTGCGGAATGTCGCCTTCCGGTCAACAGACGGATCGCTTGTCTGCTGGCCTTCGGCAGCCTGCCCCGCGCCCTCGCCGGTTGTGCCGCCCGCTGCGCCGTCGCCTCCGGAAGCGCCCTCGCCAAACAGGTTCAGCACCAGTTTCCATGCCTTTTCCATGGGTTTCCCTCCTCTGCGGTCTCTCCCGCGCGTCTCAAATCTGCGGTCTCTCCCGCGCGTCTGACATCATTATAGGCTGGCAGCGCTCTCCACCGTCACCCCCACCCTCTCAGAAAAATTTTCCGAAAGCATTTCAAGCCCGGTCAGCAGCGTATCCAGCGCGCCCATCTGCCGTCCGTCGGTCATGTGCACGTCAAACTCCACCTTGCCGCTCTCATACACCACGTTCCCGGCCGCATCTCCCAGCGCATTCAGCGCAGCGCCCGTCAGCGTGCTGATCGCCGCGCAGATCCGCTCGTCTCCTGCATGACCTCGGATACTGACGCGCCCGTTGAGTGCGTCGCGCATCGCCACCCTCACCTGTGTCATCACTGCACCTCCGTCACTGCCTGCGCCCTCTCGCGCGCCTTCATGGCCAGCGCCTCGCGGCTGTTGCCCGGAATGCCGCCCGTGGTCGCCGCCTGCGCCTGCTGTCTTGTGGGCTGCGCAGGAGCCTGTCCGCCGTCCATGCCGCCCAGCGCGCCGCCGGTCAGACCGTTGATGATGTCGGTCATTTGAGCCATCTGCTGCTGCATCTGCATCAGCTGGTTGTACATCGTGCCGTTCTGCTGGATCCGTTGCTCCACGCGCTGCTTGCCCTCAAAGTCCATCATCTCGATGCAGGCCAGCGCCTGGTCACTGAGCTGCGGGTTGAAGAAGCCCGCCGCGAAGAACTCCTTCGCCAGTTCGTTCTGAGCCACCGTGCTGAAGGCGTTGCGCTTCTGCGCCTTGACCTCGATGTCAAAGATCGGCTGCGCCATACCCATATCCGCGCCGAACATCGCGCCCTGCGGCCTGCCCGCGATCATCGCTGCGTTGAAGTTGACATACTCCACTGCGCCCGCCTCGCCCTGAACGCGGAAGTAGCGGTCCTCCGTATAAAACTGCCGGATCAGCTCCAGCACCAGATAGCACACGTTTCTGAACGCCCGGTAGCTGGCCCGGATCATGTCCCTGCTCAGCTTGCTGCCCGCCTCCTGAAGCGCTGCAATCGCGCTGGCCGCCGTCACGCCTGAGGATGTGCCGCCCTGGCTGAAGTCCCGGTTTCCGCTGGTCTCCTTCAGTTCCTCGACCTTGTTCTCCTTGACCGCCACATACACGCTGTTCAGCGGCGGCAGCTCGATGGGCATAATGCTCTCCTGCGGCTCGCCGCTGCCCTGATAGTGCACGAAATCCTTGCTCCAGTCGGCATACTCCTGCTCGTTGATCTTGCCGTCGCCGCGCACAAAGAAGCGCCGTCTCGCGCCCATGACCGCGCTCTTGAGGATGGCCTGATCCAGCTTGTCCACAAACATCTGCGGATCCTTGCACACGTCCAGCCAGCCGAAGCCCACCGGCGATCCCTCCACCGGAAACAGCGTATCGCAGACGAACGGATACTTGCCGTGCGCATACAGTCCGGTCTCGCGCAGTGCCTCGTCCTCCTCAGTGGAATACAGCACAGTCTCGCCCACGAATTTGCAGTAGTGCAGCACCGTGCGCGTGCCGTCCGTCAGGCGGTAATACCAGTCCACCACCGCTGTCTGGCCCTCGGTCGAGATGCTCTCGTCATACACATACTGCGCAGCGTCCGTCACGTCGCCCAGCCTGCCCTCCAGCTGCGGATAGCGCTGCAGCAGCAGGTCGTCGTGCTCCAGAGTCACCACAAACACGTTGCGGCTCTCCTCCAGCTCATTCACGCCCGGCTCCCAGTAGATCGACAGCGGATCCACGCTGCGCACGCTCACGTCGCCCAGCCCGTTCTCGGCGTTTTTGTCCCAGAACACGCCGTAAATGCCCGTGCCGCACCTGAGCTTGCGCCACCAGTGCCGACTGTACACATCCTCAAAGTCCTGCCGTTCCATGACCACCGGCATAATTGCGCTCAGGCGCTCCGCGTTCGCCCGGTCGCCCTCCTCGCGGGGCAGGATCACCGGCTCCGGATAGTTGTCCATCGCGTCCGCGTGCTTGTTGGCGATGCTGTTCAAGAGCCATGCGCTCGTCGGCTCCGGATCGCCCGGATTGGCGCTGCGCGTGGCCATCTCCCAATGCCGCAGCTTATACCATCTTTCATTCTCCTTGATCCGCGCCTCCAGATTGGCCTTGCCCTTCTTGTACTCCCTCAGCGTCTCCGCCGCTTTCCTGATATCAGGCATCCTCATCACATCCTCATCCAGTCATATCGTCCGTAGGTGGTCTCGTCGTCCAGCGGATTGTATACCTTTGCCTTGCGCTCAGGCGGCGCCACCGGCTTAATCGGCCGCGCCATGCACATATATCTGACCTCGTCCGCCACATGATCCTCGCCGTCCGTATCCAGATCCTCCGGCTTGGTCTCCGAGTACATCAGTATCGGCATCGTCCGGATAAACGCCCTGCAGTTTTTGAACACATACATCATCGGAACGCCGCCCTCGTCAAACGCCATCCGATAGTGTACCTGCATCCAGCCTGCCAGCCGGTCGTTGATGCCCTTCTGGAAGTACAGCTGCTCCTTCGCCGCGTGGTCGGCGATGCTCTCGCCCCTGCTGCCGTCCCAGATACTCGGATCGGCCACGCCGTGAATCTGCTTGCCCTTGAGCCATCTGTGTTCCCGCTCCACCTGCGCCGCCTCCCGGAATATCCGCGCAGGTTCCCATTTGACGCCCGTGTTCGGATCCTCGGTGCATCCGTACAGCTCCAGTATCCGGTACAGCCGCCCCTCATAGTCCACTGCCCACCAGCCGAACGAAAACGGCTTGGCATAGCCAAAGTCGAAGCTCCGGTATATCTGCCAGCTCTCCGGCACCTCGAACGGCTCAATGACGTGCGTCCACAGCCGATCCCCATAGTGACGCTCATCGTCTGCGAACTCCTCGAAAAACTGGCCCTCGTACACGTCCCACCGGCCCTCCAGCCACGCAGCGCGCAGCTTCGCGGGCAGCGCCTCCAGCTGATGCACATAGTCCGGGTCGCTCTCCATCAGGGCCTTGTTGTCGCCCACAAGACTCTGAATAAAGCTGTAGTCCTCCGCCCGCTCGCCCTGGTTGTACCGCCTGTCGATGAACAGCCGCTTGATATAGCCGTGGCTCGGGCCGCCCGGGTTGCAGGTCATGTAGCATCGCTTCGGGAAGTCGTTCACACCTCGCATGCAGGCCACAATCTTCTTGATCCATTCTTCTTTCAGCTGCGTCGCCTCGTCCAGAAAGATCACGTCGTACTCCGCGCCCTGATACTGATCCAGATCGCCGTCGCTGGCGCAGTAGCCGAATTTGATCGTGCTGCCGTTCGGAAAGTAGAAGATCTTCTCGCTCTGGTTGTACCTCGCCACGCCCACCAGGTCGCCACGCAGCGGGTTTATGTGGTTGTTCTGAAGCTCTGCATACGTCCTTCTCACAATCAGCAGCTTAATGCCCGGATACCTGAGCGCCAGCCGCTTGGCCTTGTCTCTCACCACCCAACTCTTGCCGCCGCCGCGCGCTCCGCCATAGCCCACATACTTGTGATGGTCGGCAAGGAACAGCTTCTGCTTCTCGTTCGGCGTCCCCAGCGTCAGCACAGCGCTCATTCGTTCCACTCCTCCGGCCCGGCATTCTCAAACCGCACCACAATCGCCTCGTTCTTCTTGCCGTCCTCCTCGCTGGCCGGAGCTACCTTGCCATACCCGCGCTCCAGCAACAGTTCACACGCCCGGATCACGTCAGAGTGCTTGGCCGTGGCGTCCCGCATGATCTCCGCCAGCCTGTCCAGCGCCTCGTCCGCATACTCCCGCGCGCGCACTTTGAACTCCGCAGACCGTTTCGGTCTGCCTGTGCCCGCAGTATTTCCCCGCACAAAACGGCCTTTGCTGTCGCGTTCCGCCATCGTTCGCCACCTCCCTTCCGTTTTCCGTCCGTTTTTACGGTCTTACCTTACCACGCCTGCGCCCTTTCCCGTCACCCCCACCCCAGGCACAGAAAAAGCCCGACCGCACCTCCGTGCAGCCGAGCCCTGTTCACATCTCATGCGACCTCGCTATCGGGCAGCTCTCATAACCCTTCATGTTGTCGCAGTACCGCGCCCGGTACTCGTTGCGCAGCCGTCCGTTTGCAAACCGCACAATCACGCACGTTCCGCCGCCCACGCCCTCGCACCTGACGTCAATCGGCGTCGTGCCCGTGTAAAACGGGCACACAGCCCGCACGTCGTCGTAGCTCTGATATCTGCCCACGTCCTCACCCCGCAATCCTCAGTATCTCCTTCCCAATCACCACCGCCGCCCAGATCACCGCGATCAGCGCCTCAACGCCGATCACCGCCAGCGCGCCGGTTATCAGACCCAGCCGCAAGCCTCCGAGCCAGTCGTCACGCATCGTCATTCCTCCAAATCCATCTTCGCGCCGCAGTTGGGGCAAAACTTAAATCTCATCGCATTCGGGCCTCCATTCGACAGCCTATATCCAATGCCGCAGTGTGTACAGCGTGCTGCGCAACGTTCAATCATCCATTTCGCATGCACTACCGGCGCAGCGTTAACGGCGGGGAAACGCGCGATATCATTGCAGTCAATCGTCCCTCCCACATGGTTGTGTGCAAATTCCAGCAACGCCTCCCGGCTGATCAGGTCACCGGTCATTCTCTCCACCTCACTGTTTCCATCAGCTTTTTCGCCATTTGCAGCCTCACCTTTGCCTTTTGTCTGAGGCGCGTTTCTCGCATAATCCGCGCACCTTTCATCCGTATAAACCACACAGGTGCTCCGAAGTTCCCCCTGTACTTTTGATACAGCCTACTCATACATTCTCCTCACTCACAAGTCACACTGACCAACCATCGCAAAGCCTCAAGGAGATCAGCCTTTGTCACGCTATTGTGCGTTGTAAATTCCAGCCATGCCTCGATCTGTCTGAGCTTTGCATCGTCGCTTACCTGATCGCTCTTGAACATTTCCGCATAGCTGCGAAATGTTCTGCCTCCCGTTTCGTTGTCTCCCAGCAGGCTTGTTTGCCCGAACAGGTTGATGATGTCAGCCATCTGTCATACTTCCTCCTTCGGCGGCTCCGGCACATTGTCAAACTTCCGGTTTCGCCGCCAACGTCTGCACCATCGAAACTCCATATCGCAATATCCGATGCGCGATCCATCCAACTTGCAATGGCTATTCACGCCGTCAACCTCACGACTGCCGCAGTTTCCGCAATGGCGCTTACGCTCCTCATCGCTTGACCTGAAATCTATGTGCAGTTTCACGGTTCCTCCTCCGGCGGCTCCGGCATCGGCATCCAGTGGGTGACACACTGCATCGGCACTCCCACTCGCCACCATTGTTTGCCCACGCGGTGAGCGAGATTTGTCCAAGTGGTTTCACCGTTTCTGCAAAACACCAGTACTTCATCAGCCTCTTCCGGTAACCTCTCCTTCACGCTGATCCACTTCGGCTCCTTCGCCTCAAGCTGCTGGATGTAGGCGAGAGCATCAGCTTCCAACTCATCAACACATGTGCGTCTCCGCGTTACGCCGTTGCACGATTCGTATGGGCAATCTTCGCATACATGGATACTACTCACGCAACACTCCAGCCCCCTCTTGATCTCATCGGGCGTTTTCATCGTTCTCCCTCCAACTTCTCCAGCTCCTTCAACACCATTTCGCATCTCATAGCAGACCGGAAGCAATCATCGCGCGTCTCGATGTCGCACAGGTTGCAGCATACCGCTTCATTGAGCCATTCGCTTATTGATTCCTCGTCATACTCGCATTCGCGGGTTTCGCGCAAGTATGCATCGATCACCTTCTGGCATTCAGCGTGGTATTTATAGGCAAAGAACTCGCCCTCGTACTTACCGCAGTATCGAACATACTTTTCGCCCGTCGCAATCTTCCCGCCGCACAGGTCGCACACGTACTCTTTCCGAGCCTTATGATTGGCCGTGTTCGTGAACTCAAGCATCGTTCTCACTTCCAATCGGCTTGATCCCCAGCTTCTCCGCGATGTCGGCGGGAATGGGCTTATTCATGCACTCTTCGCACCCGATTTCCAGCTTACATCCGAAATACTCCTCAGATTCAAAAATGCATGGCCGCATAAGCGCATCATTGTTCGGAAAATTCGTATCCTGCCATTCCTTCCACGTCGGATACCTCGGCTCCGGATTCTCTGCCACCCACCCCATAATCTTCTGCTCGACAGCTGCCACGTCCAGCGCGCCGCAGAATGGGCATTTCTCACCGAGATCGTCCATCTCCTCTTTGATTGGGCAGCATTCGCACTCATCATGTGCCTTGCACATACGCTCTGCCTGCCTCATGACCTCCTGAAACTCAGCCATCTATCAGCACCTCCATCATCTTCTCCCAGCACTTGTCAATCTGCTCCAGCGCCTCCTGCCGTCTGGCCTCGCGGCGGACCGGATCAGGCTCGCCGTACACCCTGCACAGCTCGTCCTGCCACCGCCGCATGGCCAGATACGCAATCTCCAGCTGATGTTTGCCCGGATCAAACATTTCAGCACCTCTTCCCGCCGTGGCGGTAGCTCCGCGTCTTGTTGTACTCGTGCTTGAGCCGCATGATCTCGTCCATGTCCACGTCACGCTCTTCCAGCCACTCGCGCACAGCCTCGATGCAGCTGATCAGCCAGCTCGCGGCGTCGTCATCTTCCGGGCCTGACATCGCCGTCGCATAGTGCAGCACGGCCACCAGCTGCGGCAGCGTCCGCTCCCCGCCGCAAATGTATCCCGACTGTTCAAATTCCATCTCCTTCGCCGCCATCAGATCAAGGATTCTGATAACACCGTCCACCAGCTCCACCGCGATGCCCTCGGGCTTATGCGCCATTTCGTCCAACTCGCAACCGCCGTCAACCCATTCGCTGCACGATTCGCCCATGCATACATCGCCGCTCTCCAAGCAAACACGCCACACCATCGGCCTTCCAGCCCGGTACTCTTCCAGTGCCTCGCTCCACTCCCCGTGGATCAGCGCGATTTTCGTATCGACGTCGTTGTTCTCCTCGCCTTCCCACCAGCCGTGCTCAACGGACACGGCGTGGACGTCCTTCGCAAATTCGTTCAGGTCAAGCATATTCTTTATTCCTCCTCCCACAAATCCATCTGCCCGTCAACCTTATCCACCAGCCGCTTTTTGCCCAGCCACCAGTCCATCACATCCTGCGCACTGGTCCATTTCGTCGGCAATCCGGCCTTTTCCCGCTCTTGCAGCATCCTCCCAAACGCCCTGAGGTAGTTGTCGCGATACTTCGGATAGGCCTCAAGCTCTTCCTCTGCCCGCGTGTTCATCGGGCATCCGATGCAGCCCAGCCGTTTCATTCCCCGGTCATACAGTTCGCAGTGCGGCACCTTCTCGACCTCGTTGAGGTATTCCCAGACTTCCTCCTCGGTCCAGTCCACAATCGGGTTCAGCAGCACCTTGCTCGTCCTGTAGCACTGCTCGACCGTCCGCCGCGTCTCTGCGTCGTCGTAATTGAGGATCAATCCGCCCTGTTTCGTCCGGACGTATCGGACGCCGGTTTCTGACGCCGCCTGTATCGCCGCTTTGCCGATTGCCTTTACAATGTTAGAGTTGTTCTTTCTGCGTGCGCTTTCTTCCCAGCGGACGCCGGTTACCACAATCCTCCCTCCGCCCGTGCGCTCCTTCAGATGGTCGCAGCAGTATCTGCACGTCCGCGTCGGCGGCATCTTTTTCTTTGCAATCAAGCTCCACATAGTCACCGGCTTGCCGTCCTTGTCGTGCGGTATGTCAACAGACACATCAGTATACTGTGTCTTGATAAACCGTACCAACTCCGGAGGGTCCACGCTCGTCACGCTGTAATGCGCGTCAAACTTCACCCCAGCCCGGACGCACAGGTGATATATGCACTGGCTGTCCTTGCCGCCCGAAAAGGCGACATAATAGCCGTCCTCCGGCTCAAACGCTTTCAGCCGCTCCACCGCAGTCTGCACCTTGTCCACCTGTCTGCCCGTGATGTCGGTGTATCTCAGCACCCCCTCCTCACACTCCTCTCAATCACTCCCGGGTCCAGATCCAGCGCTCTGACCAGCGCTCTGCGCCCGTCGATGCCCACGTTCCGCAGCTGCCCGGTCAGCATGCACCGCGCATGCTGATAGCTCATGCCCATCGCCGCCGCCAGATCCTCCGCGCGCTCCAGCCCGTAGTCCCGTGCCCTGCGCGCCACAATCTCGGACAGCGTCATTTTCCCGACGATAATCGTCTATCGTCGTCGCCCAGTCC